CCCGCATGGGATTTTGCGGAGGAAGGACCCGTGAAATTCATCGAAGATAACCATCCTGAAATGCAAAACGCCTGCAGGCACTGCCTGCAGGCGCATTTTTTACATCTTATTTGAATGATATCCCTTCGATGTTCACCGTTCAAGGTGATTTCGCAAATATCCATAATGCATTGCAAGCATACCCAGTGCAGCCACCAGAATCCCCCTTGCTTCGGGCTGCGACAGGGGCCGTCCGTTCCAGCCTTCCTGCACTGACCACTCCTTGATGCTCTGTCCGAGGCCTGCGACGTGCCACACCGCCGACCCGCCCGGACTACCTACGCCACCCACAGCATCAAGTGCTTCACCGACCCGTTTGCGTGCATACGCCACGCGCTCGGTCATGCTGTCGCGCCATTGGCCGCCAGGTATCCGGTTGAATGCCGGGACACTGGGGCCGCCCAGCTGGGCCAGTAGGAACGTTGTTGCAAAGTCCTGACCGGCATCGTGCATCTGCGGCGTGATGGTGCCATTCCTCAGCATCAGGCTCAGCGAGTCAATCGTGCGGAAATGCACGTTGCCCTGGTGCTCGCCACTATCCTCGCGCACCCACTCGGCCTGACGGCCACCAGCCAGCGGGATCACGTCGCCCTGGCGCAAGGGTTGGGGTTTGGATTTAGCGGCCATCGCGCAACCCTCCGGCAATAGGCTGACGTCGACCGTAGATCCGATTGCCAATACCTTCGAGAAACTTTCGTTCCCAACTGTCGGTAACGCTATCCAAGACCACCACCAGGACACCCTGCTTGTGCCAGGCTGCTGCTCGCATGGAACGCAGATCGTCTTCGGAGGCGGGCGTGCTTGGTAACAGTCGCGCCAGCGCACAGGTCGGACTGCGCATCACACACCTCCCTGCAGAGCCCAATGCAGGATCGCCAGCGCATCAGCCTCATTGTCGTCACACGGCATATGACCTTTGGCGCGCATGGCAGCGATGACCTCATCCTTGCCGGCATTGCCTTTGCCGGTCGCATGCTTTTTGATGGTGGCCACCGGCACGCCCTGGTAAGGAACGTGATGGAGTTCGCACCATGCCGTGAGTTGTCCGAGGAAGGCACCGTAGGTATGGGCAGCGGCCGTGCCCTTGTGCGCCCGCACCTCCTCGAACACGACCCGTGTGAGCGGACCGGCCTTGATGTGAAGCTCGCCGAGCCACGCTGCAAAGCGCAGCAGAGGCATGCCGCCGCCCTCGAAGCGGCCGGCCTTGAACAGTTCAGTGCCGGAGGTTACGGCGCCGCGTGGGTAGGCCAGCGCCCAGCCGGTATGCTGGCCAAGATCCAGCGCAAGGAGGGTATCGGCATTGCCGGGTTGGCGGAGGTCAGGTGACGAAGATTTGACTGCATAGGGCATAGCGTTCTCCTGGAGGCGTTTAAGCGACCTGGAGGAGCACTGGCATCGCCGGGTCAAGGCTGATGCAGCTCCCTCATGTCAGAACAAATTCGGGTACGGCTGAGTGCCAGGGCTGGGTGCCCTGGCAAGAGTTGGGGGCGTGCCCCACACAAGCAGAGAAGAAGAGAGATTCTTCAATACTTACTTTTTTCTATCTATATATCGGTTTCTCTCTCCCTCCCTGCTGGTGCCTGTTCTGGGTGTGGGGCTCCATCCGCATATTTTTGTATGTATAGGGTGTGGCCTTGAAAGAAGGTCAAAAGTGAAGCAACCGCCTGGCATCTTGCTAAGCCCATGATTTACAGCACCTTGATCCACTGAGCCGGACGACCTTTGCTTTGAAGCATGACCGTGTCAATCAGGCGAGCCTCGGCAAGTGTTCGCAGGACGCCATCACGCTGCCGGTGATCCATGAACTGGGTGCGTCGGGTGAATTCGCTCCGGGACATGCCGGCCTGGCCCGCACCACGAAGAATTTGCATGGCGCGCTTGTGATGCGACTCGACCAGATTCTCCGATACCCGTGCCGAGGCCTCACGAATGGTGAGTTCAGCGCAATGTCGCGACAACATGATTCCCCAGTCCGCATCGTGATCTTCAATCAGGGGATCGATAGGGTCGCGTGATACCGCACGGATCAACGCCAACTTGGTCGCGTTCTCCTCGATACGTGCCAGGATTGACGAGTAGCCCGTGCCACGCGAGGTACGTAACTGCCCCACCAGTTCCTGGTCCAGTTGCTTGAACGCAGCCTTGGCCTGGGGCGTCATCGGCACCACGCGGGGATCCACGAGCACTTCGTCAACCGCACCTATATCGGCCAGGTTACCGCTCAGTTTTCCGCCACCCTGGTGGATGAGGATAAGCCGGTCAATCAAGTCCTGAGGTGGATCGATGACGCCGAAGACTTCGTTGCTGTCCGGGAAATCGTCTTCGCTTTCCATGATCAGGAAGCGGGCCAGCGATCCGTCGGCGACGTTGGAAGCCTGTAGCGCCTGCCAGAAATGCAGTGGCGTGGTGGTACCGTAGATGCACGCACATGGCTGGTGAATGGCGCGGTGCGCATTGTTATGCTGGGTGCTGGCGTATTCCACGCCGAAGTAGGTGGTGCCGGCGGTGGTGTACAACTCGGTCATCAGATCCAATATTTCGCACACATACCGTGGCGAACGCTTGCGATCTGCGGCTGCCGACAGAAACATCCCGAACTCGTCCAGCTGAAACAGGATCGCAGGTTGCCGCTGAATGGCGGTGAGCAAACCTGACCCCGATGCGATCTTGTTGCCCCCGAGGTATTGAAGCAGATTGGCCTTGCGAAATAACTCGTTGATCACAACCCGGCTATGGTTCTTGCCAGCGCCACTTTCCGCAATCCCTACGACGTAAAGGTTCGAGCGGGTATTGCTTTCGGTGCGGTACTTTCGCCCCATGAGGGCACCGATGGCACAGAGGCTGGCACCCAGAGCCAGGACGGGCTGGGGTCGTTTGGCAGTTACTCCCATCAGGGCCATCATGTCCGCGATGACGCCACCCACCTGGTCCCAGCCTGCCGGCAATGGTTTAGGTGGCGGCAATGAATCCCCCGACACCGGCTCCAAAGTGATCGGACTCCCAGCCTGCAGCGCTTCCAGCAACTCACGCGCCGGGTGGTGGCCATTCATGACAATCTGGCCATTGAGTTGCAGATCGGCTGCCGGTACCCACCCGTTGTCGAGTGCCAGCTTGTACACCGTGCCGGCACCGATGCGCTGTGGTGCAAAGCTGCGCCAGCTTTTTGCCGTCGTCTTGATCTCGTTCTTCTGTGATGTTGCCGACCATGCCTCGAAAAGTGGCCAGCCGTCGTCACCCAGTGCTCCCTTCATGGCCATGCCGACCCGCACCCAGCTGTCATAGTCGAGATCGTCGTTGGTGATATAGCGCAAGGCATCTTCGACCGCATCCAGCGTGCCCCGCTGTTCAGGCAGGTTCGCGCATTCCGCTGGCGCTCGCAGTCCGGTGCCAAGGCTCTTTGGCCGCAGTTCAGCCGGAATCAGCAGATACGCCTCTTTGGCAAATTCGCGGGCCTGCGCTTCTGTGATTGCAGGTAGCTCGTCCATGTCCAGTTCCGCCAGCGTGGATACTGGCCATTCATACGGCTTGCCGGTATCCGGATGGATGCCGTAAGCAATGAACTGCTGACCCACCCCGAGCACTTCGATCGGCGGATATTTGAAACCGCCAAAGGGCTGAACGGCCCGATAGACCAGCAGGCGTTTGGGGGCGTGGCCGATACGGACCGCCGGGGTGTCGCCCAGCATGCGTTTGGCCAGGCCTTCGATTTTCTCGGCGACTTCCTTTGACTGCAGCACATCGATATCGATACCGATGACCTTGCCGGCGGCAATACCGATGCCGGACTCCGGCCAGTCGCCCCAGATATCGACTTCATTCTCGGTAGTGTCACGCTCGCAGTGGCGGCTCCACTTTGGGTAATCCTGCCATTGACCCCGGCGGAAGATGCCGGGCTTTTTGGTGTGCGGCTGAATTGGCAGGATGGGAAAGCCAGCATCGACGAGCCTGGCGCCCAGTTGGGCCATATAACTTGACGCTGTCACAGGCCCTCCTCAGAACGGAACGGGCAGGTGCTGATAGGCATCGCGCAGGTGATCCTGAAATGCGGTCACCATGACATTAACCAGCGATGCCCATTCCTTTTCGGACCACTGCGCCAGATCGGTCCGGCCCAGTGATTCGACGTATTCGCCACCAGCAGCACCGGCATGACGCAGTGCCGCTTCTTCGTGTTCGTTGGGATCAATCATTCCTTCAAGCCTCGTAATAATTTTGAGACAGCGCATGGAGCACAGGCACAGATTGCGACCGCTCCTGCGAATGACGCGCGGCGAAAACCCGAAGCCCCGGGTTTCCCGCCGGCAGATGTCACAGACCATCAGAAGCGGGCCGCTACGATTTCAGTGAAGCGACCGCTGGGGCGGACCGCAATCTCGGCCGGGCACTTCAGTTGAGCGGTGCATGCAAGTGCCTCTTCCACATCGGTGGGCAGAGGCACACCCGGTGCGCGGTTTGCCCACCAGCTGGCGGCCTTCTGACGCGGGTATCCCTGGTGCTCGATGCAAACCCACTCGCTGTGACTCGTCAGCCCGCTCCAGTAGTCGACCCGCAGTGAGGGCGGCTTGCCGGGCTTTTCGTGGCGCGCATAGCTGACGCGCGTGACCGGTACCCACTGTGATTTACCCGAAGACACCACATCCAGATGACTCGCCTTGGCGTCGAGCTTGATTTCCGGCGGCGGAAACATGTGTCCGCAGTCCGGGCACTGGCGGGTGGCGGCATGCACGATACTGTTGCAATCCGGGCAGGCTTTGGTGGGGGCCACGCCGTCTTCACCGCCCTTGGGGCGCTTGGGCTTGATGGCGTCGATCGGTCCATGGCGCTCGATGTTGCCGGCAAAGTCTAGTACCAGGCAGTCCGTTTTGCCCGGTGCCAGGCGGCAGCCCCGCCCCACGATCTGCACATACAGGCCGGCGGACTTGGTTGGCCGCAGCATGGCAATGAGATCGACGGCCGGTGCATTGAAGCCGGTGGTCAGTACGTTGGCGTTGGTCAGGCACTGGATCTTGCCCTGCTTGAACGCGGTGATGATGGCTTCGCGCTGCGCGCTGGGCGTGTCACCGACGATGGTTTCGCACGTGACGCCACTGGCACGGACGGCATCGCGCACGTGATAGGCGTGATCGACCCCGGCGCAGAAGATCAGCCAGCTTTTGCGGTCCTTGGCATACGAAAAGATTTCCTCAACGGCGCTTTGAGTGATGGTGTCTTTGTCGATGGCCGCTTCGAGGTCCTTGGCTATGAACTCGCCACCCCGGGTGCCCACGCCGGTGACATCGAGTTCGGTCACCATGCGTTTCGAAATCAGCGGTGATAGGTAGCCGGCATCGATCAGTTCGCGTACCGAGACCTCATAAGCAATATCGGTGAAGATCGAATCATCCCCCTCGTGCAGCATGCCGGAATCAAGCCGATACGGTGTCGCGGTCAGGCCGATTACCTTTAACAGCGGGTTGATGCGCTTCAGGCCATCCAGGAAGCGGCGATACATGGTGTTCGACGAGCGCGGAATCAGGTGGGCCTCGTCGATCAGCACCAGGTCGCACTGCTGTACGTCATAGATCCGCTTG